GGCCGAAGCCAGCGACCTTCCCTCGGCTCGCGCGCGATGAGTATCTGCGAGGCCTGCTCGAGCTCGCCGACCATACACAGACAGCGATCATGCAGGTGCTCGCGCCCGCTGTGCCGTCGCTGGTCGGCAGGGCGCCTCGAGGCCGGGCGGATTCCATGCAGCCGCCGCACAAGCGGATCGGCATCGCAGGCGGACCTCGCACTGGAAAGACCACGCTCGCCGGCGAGCTCGCGCAGCGCCTCGGCCTATCGGTCACGCATAGCGACGATCTCATCTCGCTTGGCTGGTCGAGCTCGAGCGATGAGCTCGCCCGGCGCATGCTCGAGGCCTCGAGCGGCATATTCGAGGGCGTCGCCATCGTGCGAGGCCTACGCAAGGCGCTCGCGCGCTCGAGCGACAAGCCGCTCGATGCCCTGCTCGTGCTGCGGCAGCCGCGCGAGCGCCTGACCGATGCACAGGCGCGCATGTCGCGCGCGCACGAGACGATCCTGCGCGAGATCGTGCCGCAGCTGCGAGCGCGCGGCGTGCTGCTCGCGAGCTCGCTGTATGAGCTCGAGCCCGATGCGGTCGGGCTCGTGCGCATCGATGCGCCGGGCGACGATGAGGATCCCGAGGCCGAGCTCGAGACGCTGACAGCTCGAGCGCGCGAGGCGGTCAAACGTCGCGTGCAGACCGTCGCCGGCATCGTGACGCCGGGCGTCGCGCGTCGCGTGATCGCGCACACGAAGGCCGAGACTGAGGCGCAGCTCGGCACGGTGCTCGGCATCGACGTGTTTTCGCCGGAGTCAGGCATGGCCGAGGTCGCGCAGAAATTTCAAACGGCGCAGCTCGCCGCGGTCGAGGGTCTGGTCGATAAGCAGCTCGCCGCAGCAAAAGACATCATCGCACAGGGTCTGCGCGACGGCTGGCGACCCGAGACGATCACGCAAGCGCTGCGGCAGAACACAGACGCATCGAAGGCTCGCGCGACGATCCTCGCGAATGATGCCGTCGGCAAGCTGCACGGGACGCTCACGATGGAGCGGCAGATCGCACTCGGGATCAAGCGATACACATGGTCGACTGCGCACGATGAAAAGGTGCGGCCAGGGCATCGCGCCCTCGAGGGCAGCGAGCAAAAATGGGCGAAGCCGCCGATCGTAAACCCGAGCAGCGGCAAGCGCGCGCACCCTGGGTTCGACACGCATTACTACCCTTGCCGCTGCGTCGCTATCCCGATCCTAGATGACGTGCTTGCGTCTGCTGGCATCGACATCGGCGACCTACCGCCGCCCGAGCTCGGCACGCCCGACGAATGGATACCGCCGCCGATGGAACCGAAACCGCGCGCGCCGGCGCGTCGAAAGCGAGGTGCTCGTGCGCTGTGAGCTGCGGCTCGGTCGCTGGCAGGACGCCCTGCGGCGTGTGACTTGCGACACGCTCATTACCGATCCTCCGTTCACGGCACGCACTGCGAGCGGTTACCGCAGCGGATCGGCCGTCGGCTCGAGCATCGAGCTCGGCTACGACACGATCGAGCCGCGCATATACTGCCGCTTTTTTGTGCGCGCATGGCGCTCCCGTGTTCGGCGCTGGTTTGTAATCTTCTCCGATCACGTTGCCGCGCCGCACTGGCTCGAGGCGCTCGAGGCTGCCGACCTATATACATTTCCGCCTGTAATATGGGCGAAAACCAACGGCGCGCCGCGCTTCATGGGCGACGGGCCGAGCTCGCAGGTCGAGCAGATCCTAGTCGCGCGGCAGCGCATAGACATGCCTCGGCGATATCGACCGGGCTATTATCTGCATGCGGTCGCGCGCGGCGCAGGCCTCATCGGCAGCAAGCCGCTCGGCCTCGTGCGGCAGCTCGTGCGCGATTACTCCGAGCCGGGCGACCGTATCTGCGACCCGCATGCCGGGCTCGGGACCTCGCTGCTCGCTGCACGGCTCGAGCAACGCGCGTCCGTCGGCGCCGAGGCGCAGCGCGCAACCTACTACGCCGCGCAGCGCCGATTATCAGACAGTCACCATGATCTGGATAGGCCATGCGCGCCGTCGCGCTCGAGCAGCGCAGTAGCCACATGCTCAACGAAATCTGATGTATATATTCGACCCGGCGCATTCGCCGGGCGTCTACATCGCGGCCGATAAGCGCCGCGCGAAGGATCGGCTCCATAGTGACCATGGTGTATACCATTTTGCGGACGCAGCGCGCCGACGGCGCATATGCCGTCTCGCGCTCGTGCAACGATGCAGCCTGCGGCGGCGGCGAGCTCGGGCAGGAGCACGAGCATATCGAGGGCGCGGCGACGCTACAGGCTGCGCGCGAGCTCATCGCCGCGCGGCAGCCTGATGCAGTCCAGGTAATGACCGAGCACGATCCGCATGATCCCGATGTAGTCGAGGTGTGGCTGTGAGCATCGACGGGCGCGAGGTCGCCGCGCATGCGGAGCGCCTGCTCGAGGTGCTGAAGTTCCGGCGTGCAGTCTGCGCGCGGCAACTGGTCGACGCATCGAGCGATGCACTGTGCCTCGCGCTCGAGTATGCCTATCACTCGCTGCTCATTCCGCCCGATGTCGCGCTCGTGCTGCAGGTCGAGCGACTTACACGGCAGGTCGGCGAGCTCGAGCAGCGCTGCGCCGACCTGCAGGCGCAGCTTGCGCCGAGGCAGCCATGAGCGGCGCGAGCAAGCGCGCGGTCGCGCACGTGCTGCCGGCGCCGACGCATACATGCTTCGATGACACGCTCGACTTCGTTGCCGCCTATGTCGACGCCGGGCGCGGCACACTGCGCGAGCTCGAGGCGAGCCTGTGGATAATGCATGGCCTTTGCCGACCTCGAGGCGGCGCGCTCATCGCGCACGGATGGCTGCATATCGTGTGCTCGGGCGAGATCATGCAGGGCGGCCGGATGACAAACGGCGATCGCTGCTTTTACCGCCTGCCGGGCGAAACGTTCAACACGATATGGCAGCCGCAGCTCGTGACGCGCTATCGGGTCAGCGAGGCGCTCGAGCAAAATCGCCGGCATCTAACCTTCGGCCCATGGGTTCCTGAGTACATCGAGCGCTGCGGCTTCGGGCATTGCTCGATCTGCGGCGAGACATGGCCCGATCCGCTCGATCCGGAGCTCTCGGCCGCCCATAAGCACTGCGTCCGGCAGCACGCCGGGCTGTAGCCGCCCGAGGGCGCCCTCGACCCGAGGGCATGCTCGACCCGAGGGCATGCTCGACCCGAGGGCGCTGCCGCCCGGAGGTCGCCTCGGCGACTGCGCAGCCGATCGACCAGCCGACCAGCCGACCAGTCGACTGGTCGCGCAGTCACATAGGCAGCCAGTCGCCCGGACCTTGACAGCGCCGGGCGCTGCCGATAGCGGTCGGCGTGTCAGTCCAGCGCTACGACGCAGCAAGCCTCGGCCGAGTCACTCGCACGCCGCAGGGTTTTCTGCGAGCGCCGGCGCGGCTGACTCGCACGGGCGTGCTCACATATCGCCGGGCGGACGGCACGGTCGTGCGCGAGCTGCGCCGGCCCGAGCAAGTGTTCCGAGCCGAGTCGCTCGCGAGCCTTGCCGATGCGCCGATCACTGACTTGCACCCGAAAGAGATGGTGACGCCGCGCAATGCGCGCACGCTGTCAGTCGGGCATGTGAGCGGCGCCTCGGCGCGCGCCGACGGGCGCTATGTCGAGGCCGAGGTAGTCGTGACGGATGCGTCGATGATCGCCGCGGTCGAGGATGGCTCGAGGCGCGAGGTCAGCTGCGGCTACAGCTGCTCGATCAAGGCGGGCGGCGGCGTCTATCAGGGCGAGCGCTACGACTGCGAGCAGGTCGACATCATCTACAATCACGCCGGGCTCGGTCCGCCGCAATGGGGAAGGGCCGGCAGCGATGTCGCGCTGCGGCTCGATGGTGCGCCGGGCGCGCTCGAGCTCGGCGCCGAGGATGCGTGTGTGATCGACGCTGCCGATGCGCCCGAGCTCGAGCAGCAGCCGCCGAGAAAAAAGGACAAGCCGATGGAACTGGTCACGATCCGAATCGATGGTCTAGACGTGCAAGTGCCGCCCGCTGCGGCGCAGATTATCAGTCGATCGGTCGACCAGTCGACCAGTCGACAGACAGCTCAGTCGACGCAAGTCGCCGAGCTGCAGCGACGGGTCGACGGACTGCAGGGCGAGCTCGATGCCGCGAAGGCAGCGGCGGCCGAGGCCGGCGACCCTAAGCGCTTCAACGCTGCCGTTGCCTCGCGCCTCGCGCTGCTCGAGCGAGTGCGGCCGCTCCTGCGCGACCAGAAACTCGATGGCCTGACCGACCGCGCGATCAAGGAGCTCGCGCTGAAGCACTTGCACAAGGACATCGAGCTCGAGGGCAAGGCCGATGCCTACGTCGACGCGCGGTTCGATGGCGCGCTCGAGGCGCTCGGGCAGCAGCGCAAGCGCGAGCCCGAGGGCGGCTCGAGCCTCGAGGGCGCACGCCGCGCCGGCACGATCCGCAGCGATGGCGAGGAAGCGCCGCGAGCTCGCCCGATCGCATGGCGCACGCCGCTGCGCGTCAACTCGCGCGGCTAACCAGCCGCTGACACTCGACATCGACACGCCACGAAAGGGACAGCGACATGCCAGTGCAGACAGTCTATCAAGTCGAGCCGCCCATCGGCGTCGATGGTCAGCGGATCGAGAACTACCCATCGGCCATCGCCTCGGCCATCGCCGAGGCGGCCGCGCTGCCGGCCGGTAAGATCGTCGTGTGGGATACCGATCCCGGCCGGACCGAGCGCGCCGTGCGACTGCCGACCGCCGCGGCCGATATGTCGATCGACACAAAGATCGCCGGGTTCACGCTGTGGGATCCGACCTATCCCGAGCCGCCCTATCCGGTCGGGCAGGTCGTACCGATCATGCGGAAGGGTCGCATCGCGATCGCCGCCGAGACGGCGCTCGCTGCGCACAGCATTCCATTCGTGCGCTACGCCGCAGGCGCAGGCGGCACGGTGCTCGGCAGTCTGCGCAATGACGCCGATACCACGACAGCGTTTTCGCTGCCGGGACTGGTCGTAGTGCACGCCGCAGCAGCAGCGGGCGACATCGCAGTAGTCGAGATCGACCTGTAGAGCGGCGCTCGAGCGCGCGCATAGGAGCTAGCGAATGGATCCGGAAAGTCAGTTGGTAGCCGCGCTCGATGCGCGGCAGCTCGAAACGGTGCTCGCCGAGATCGGCGTGCGGCTCGATAGCGAAGGCCTGCAGAACGTGCTCGCCGGCATGGCGCACACGCGCATGTATCTGTACGGCGATGATCGGCTCGATGCTAACGAGACGGCGCTCTTCGGCCGGCAGCTCGAGGCGATCAGCAACCTAGCGCGCGAGGTGCGCAGGCCTGAGCTGAAATGGCGACAGTTCATTCCGGTTACGACCGAGGCGCCGCCCGGCGCCGAAACATGGGCCTATTACCTGTGGGACGCATTCGGGATGGCCGAGATCGTCGCGAACTACGCCGACGACATCAGGCGCGTCGCGATCACGGCGCAAAAGGTCGCATTCGACATCGAGACGTATGCGCTCGGCTATGACTACAGCGTGCTCGACATCGAGCGCGCCGCGATGGCTGGCGTCAACTACCGCAATCGCAAGAGCGACGCGGTCCGGCGCGGTTTCGAGCTGCGGTTCGAGAAAATCGCTGCATTCGGGCAGCCCGGCACGTCGATCCGAGGCCTGCTGAACAATCCGAATGTGCCGCTCGTCCTGCCAAAGTCAGTAGGCGGCGGCACGATATGGGGAGCCGGCACGAAGACACCTGCCGACGTGCTCGATGACTTGCTCGCGCACGAGGATGCGATCCTCATCGCGACGAAGGGTGTAGAGCGACCTAACACGCTGCTCTTATCGCTCGACAAGTTTCGCTACATCCAAAAGACAGCGCTCTTTACCGGCGCAGGGTCGGATCCGAAAGTCACGATCCTATCGGCGTTTCTCGAGCGCAGCGCGAGCGTGACGGATGTGGACTGGTGGCTGCCTCTCGCCAAGGCTGACAGCGCCGGCACAGGTCCTCGCAACATCATGTATGCGCGCGACCCGCAACACGTGCACATGGAGATGCCGCTCGCGCCGACCGAGCTGCCGCCGCAGGCGCATAACCTCGCCCTCGAGGTCAACTCATGGTGCCGCAATGGCGGCGTCGCATTCGAATATCCGCTGTCAGCGGCATACATGGACGGCATCTGAGCAGCGGCTCGAGCGCGAGACGCAAGAAAGCACACGAAGGCCTAACGCATGAAACTCACAAACAAGTCGGCGCGGCTGGTTACACTCAACCTCGCCGGGCAATACGTGCAGCTCGTGCCGCTCGCGACGGTCGAGCTGACCGAGGCACAGGCGGCAGATGCGGAGCCGCTGCTCGGCGGCGTACTAAAGCCGCTCATCGACGCCGGCGAGCTCATGCTCGAGCGCCCGAGCTCGAGCATGCCGAGCACCTCGAGCTCGGGCGACACGAGCGCGTCTAACCCGGTCGCGAACTCGAGCGCGCCGAGCGCCTCGAGCGACACGAGCGTGTCTAACCCGGTCGTGAGCCGCAGCAGCCGATCGAGATGAGGAAGGCCGCCGCATGGTTACGGTCGAGCAGATCTACGATGAGTTTCCCGAATTCGCGCGCACCTCGCGAGCGCTCGTGCAGGCGAAACTCAGCGATGCAGAGCTGCTGACGGGCGGCGACTATGCGGCCGAGTCGCGCGACATGCGCGTCAAATATCTAACAGTCGAGCTGCTCGTGCTCTCGCCGGGCGGCGAGTTTGCGCGGCTCGACCCGAGCAAGGAGCCCGACGGCGCGCGCTCGATCTATGAGCGGCGGCGCCTCGAGCTCGACAGGTCCTTCCTGCCGCTGGCCATGGTGCTATGAGCGTCAACGATCGCGACAACGGATGGAGCGAGCTCGAGCGCAACGTCAGCAAGATCGCCGGCGACTCTCATGTGCTGGTCGGCGTGCAGGGCGCGCAGGCTGCGGCGGCGCATCCGAGCGACGATGAGGCAGCGGCGCCGATCACGAATGCCGATGTCGCGACCTGGAATGAGTTTGGGACGGGTCAGATCCCGGCGCGCAGCTTCCTTCGCGCAACGGTCGATATCAATCAGGCGCGGCTGCTCGCCCTCGGCGGCAAACTCGGCGCCGCGATCCTCGATGGCAGGATCGGCGGCGAGCGCAGCCTCGAGCTGCTCGGTCAGGAAACGAAAAGCCTGATCCAGCGGCGGATCACGGCGCACATACCGCCCGAGAATCGACCCTCGACCATCGCGAAAAAAGGTTCGTCAACACCACTCATCGACCGCGGCATACTGCGCGCCTCGATCACGTACGTGACGCGCATGCCAGGAGGCGGCGCCTAATGGACTGGCAAGCCTTCGGCGACGGCATGCGCGCCTATGTCGCGCGTCGCACAGGCATCGCCTATGCCGATGTCATATGGCAGGGCGAGGCCGAGGGCATGCGCGGCCGGCCGTGCTGCTACCTGCAAATGGTCGGCGACGCCACGTATGCGACATGGCCAGATGAGATCCGCTATGAGAGCAACGGCGCCGGCGCCGATGCGAGCGTGCGCGCCGTCGGCACACGCTCGTTTGCCGTGCAGTGCAGAGTGATCACACGCGACCAGCGACTGCCCGGCCGGGCATTCGTGCTGCTCGAGCGGCTGCGCGACTCGCTGTATCTGCCGAGCTCGAGCGATGCATTCGCGAGCATGTGCGTCTCGCTCGAGACGCCGGGAGCACTGCTCGAGCTCGGGCGCTCATGGGATTTTAGGCAAGAGAGCGAGGCCGCCCTCGAGCTGCGCTTCGCCTATACCTACGACACGGCGTGCGGCTGCTGCAGCTCGGGCTCGAGCCCGAGCCCGAGCGAGACGGTCGGCACGATCGAGCATGTCATAGCGGGCGGCACGGTATGGCCGCCCTTCAACACGGATCCGAGCGCGATCATCGTGCCGCCGCAACAGGTCGACAGGAGCTAACGCTATGGGCGCAGAGACCGAGATCATCACGCACACAGTCACGGTCGCCGATGCGACCGTCTCGAAATTTGGCTTCGGCGTCGGGCTGATCGCCGGCTTTCACAACTACTGGCTGGAGGACGTCAAGACATTCCAGAGCGCCGACGACATGACTAAGGCGCCCTACAACATGCCGACTACGGACGCCATCTATAAGACGGCAGTCAAACTCAAGTCGCAATCGCCGTCGCCGCCGCTATTCAAGGTCGGAAAACTGACTGGCAGCTTCACGCAAGTGCTGCACGTGACGCCGATGACTCCGACGCAGGGCATGGTGTTCTCATACATCATCAATGGCAAGCTGGTCACATACACGGCATTAGCCGCGCCGACTGTCGCGACGGTGCTCGCAGGCCTGCAGGCGGCGCTCACAGCGGCCGCCGTGACGGGCATCACTGGCACGGTCGACGCCACTAAGCAGATCCTGACCGCGACTGTGCCGGGCGCCGTGCATGATCTCTCGCAGCCATCGATCACGGTCACAATCGCCGATGCGACGCCGATCAGCGCGACTACGCCGGCGACGGACCTCGCGAGGATCCGCGGCGTCGATGGCGACTGGTATGGGCTGATCGTGTTAGCGCCGGGCAAGGCTGCGATCGCGAGCGTTGCCGCATGGGCCGAGACACAGCGTGTGATCTACCTCGCCGCCTCGCAGGATGGCGACATTCAAACGAGCTCGAGCGCCGACATCGCGAGCACGCTCAGTATCGCCGCCTATCACCGCTCGGCGATCATGGCGCATCCGAACGGCGATGAGCATGCAGACTCGGCATGGCTCGGTCGCATGCTGCCCGCATTGCCTGGACCGATCACGTTTGCAAACAAGGGCCTCGCCGGCGTGTCTCGGCAGAACTGGTCGAGCTCGGCGCGCGGCTACATGAAGGCCAAGAAGTCGAACTACTACGTCGACATCAAGGGCCTAGGGTTCACGCTTTACGGCTGGGCCTCGAGCGGTCGCTTTATCGACGTGACAGTCGCGGTCGACTGGTTCTCCGTCGGCATCGAAGATCGCATCATCCTGCTCATGCGCAACAACGATGTCGTGCCCTACACAGACAAGGGCATCGAGCTCGTGCGCTCGCAGGTTGTCGGGCAGATACAGCAAGGCATCGCGCTCGGGATCATCGATGGTGACCAGCCATGGTCCGTCACTGCGCCGAGCGTTGCGACCGTCGACCCGGCGAGCAAGGCAGCGCGCATCCTGCCCGACATCAAATATGTCTACACCCTCTCGGGCGCCATTCAGAGCGTCATAATCGTAGGCACAGTCAAGGTGTGATGCCGCCGCGCGGCTAAGGAGATCGCTCGCATGGGCTTCAAGGCATGGAACATCGGTGACCTCGCGATCTCGCTCAATGGCGTTCCGCTCGACAGCGGCGGCTATGGCGAGGATGAGGTTATGACAGTCGAGTGGACCGAGGACTGGTGGACTAAGTACACCGGCGCCGACGGCGAGGTGACTCGCTCGCTCACAAACAACTTCGGCGCAACAGTCACACTCAACTTCGCGCAGAGCGCCGACGCAAACGATCGGCTCGATGCGATACTCAAGGCTGATCTGCTGCTGCCGAACGGCGCCGGCGCTGGCATCTTCGCTGCGCGCGACCTGCAGGGCCGGCTCGTGCTTTCGTCGCCGCGCGCTTGGATCATCGGTCCGCCTGCACTGACATTCGGCAAGACAGTGCAGGTGTTCCCGTGGCGCATCGACCTCGCCGACGCGAGCGGCAGCGTGTTCGGAGGTCGCTGATGGCAGGCGCAGCGCGAGCGACAAAAGAGCGTGTGATCGGCGGCGTTACGTATCGCGTGACGCTGCTCGGCGCGAAGGCCGGGCGCGCGATGAGCGTGCGCCTGCTAAAGCTCATCGGCCCGACGCTCGCATCGTTCCTCGAGGGCACTGTCAGCGGCGACACGAGCGGCGGCCAGGCGCTCGCCATCGGCGCGGCGGATGCCCTGCGCGAGATAGCAAAACACGTGACGATCGGCGAGCTCGAGGCGATCAGCGATGAGCTCGCGAAGTTTACGACGGTTGTGATCGACGCCGAGCACGAGCCGCAGCTATTTGCGATCTTCGATGACCATTTCGCCGGGCGATACGATTGCCTTTACGGCTGGCTCGCATTTGCGATCGAGGCAAACTTCGCCGGTTTTTTAGGAGGATCCGAGAGTCTCGGCACGCTGCTCGCGCGCGCCCGAGCGATGATCGCGTCTATATCGACGTCCCAGAAACAATCGATTGGGACATCTACCGCGTCGCGACCAGCGGGCGATTCCGCTCGAGCCTGATGGAGATCAGCTACGAATGGTCGCTCGATGAGCTTTACGAGGCGCATGCAGTGCTCGATCTATACGATGAGCTCGAGCAGCGCGCCGAGCAGGTCGCTCGCATGAGGCAGCACCGATGAGCGTTACGGCGCTGCGCGAGCTGGTCGTAAAGATCGGCTTCAATGTCGACGATGCCGGCTTCAAGCAAGCCGAGGCCGATATCGACGCGATCAAGCACTCGCTCGGCGAGCTCGACAAGGGCGTCGATAAGAGTGCCGCACGCATGCAGCGCGCAGGCCGAGGCATGGCAGCCGGCACGGAGCGCGCTCGCTCGGCCGTGCGCACGACCGGCGCGGCCGAGGGCACGACGGCAGCGGGCTCGGCGGCAGCACCTCGAGGTGCGGCGCGCCTTGCTGCTGCGCGAGTCGCCGCTCGAGGTGCGGGCGCGCCGGACTCGAGCTCGGGCAGCCGCACTCGCGACGCTCGAGGGCGATTCATCGGCGGCCGCGGCAAGCCGAAGGAGGCAGGCGGCGACAAGGCAGCGGCTGCAGCCTCGGGCGGCCTCGGCGGCCTC